GTATAGGTAAGCTCCGTGGTTTCCGCCAGGAAGCCGTAGCGCCCGCTGCCACCCTTCGCCCTGTACACCGCATATTTTGTCGCGCCCGTCACTGCCGTCCAAGTGATCGTATTGTCAGGGATCGCCGTCCCCGTAGGCGCAGCTTCCGTACCGGAGACATCATGCGTAGCAAAAACTTTGCTAGTACCCCCCGTGCTTTCCGCCGTGTATCCAGAACCATCTTCCCCATCTAAAGAAAAGTTATCAGCATCAACTTTAGTGACATAAAAACGACGATCATTAACTTCTGTCATTTCCGTGAAGCCGGTGATTTCAACTTCATCTCCCGTTACTAGCCCGTGGGCTACGGAAGTGACGACTACCGGATTAGCATTCGTTGCCGCCGATACGGTGTTAGGAAGCGTAGCCGTTACACCCGCGAGGCTCTCCTCAAATGTTTCCGCCTTGACCGCCGTGATCTTATACTTCCAGACCTCATTATTGTTTGCGCCGTTGACTGCTACCGTCACCGCCGTAGGACCGGCAATGCTGGGCGCAAAAGTAGCGTCTGCGATTGTCCAGGCATTATGGTCAGTTCGCGTGATCTCCCGCACCGGATATGTCGGATGTGTAACCGTAATGGTATCGGCTGATTGGGTCCACTTCAGTTCAGCGAGATCAGCTTGGGCATAAGTGGTGGTGACTTCATAAACTTTTCCCGCAGAAGCCGTGCCGCTGAAGGTGCCAAAAGCTGAGCTATCTATCGTCGCCGTTCCCCCATCGTAAACACTTCGCAACGAGGCAGTAGTCCCGCTATCAGCCGTAACATGGAAGAACCGATTATTCAACTCCGTCATCCCCGTCACACCCGTAATATAGATGTGATCGCCGGTAGACCATCCATGCGCCGCTGAAGTGGTAATCACGCAGGGGTCCGCTTTCGTGGCGGCGTTAATCGTGTCAGCAGCTTCCAATACCTGGGCATCGTTGCGGATAAACCTCATGTAGAGGTTGCCCATTTCGATGATATAGGTATCCGTCGCCTTGAACTGGAAATCGATCAAGACAGGAAGATTTGTATGATCTTTAACAGGGCAGATAAACTTCGTTCCAGCGCGATTGCTGAAGCCGCCGTGAGCGTGGACAACGCCATTAAGAAGAGTACGAGCAGCAACGCTATATGCAGCCGTATCTACACGCCCATAGAGAGCAGGGCCGAATTCTCCCTTAGCGAAAGATGGTTGAATGAAAGTCCCCATCTTAGCGCCCTCTTATATAGTCGGCATCCCTTGGGGGCGCATCTACCCGCTCGTTGGCGTCGGAAGCGGAAGCAGCGACAGCCATGTTGCGGAAATTCTCTTCCATTCTGTCTTTCATGTCGGTCTGCCCCGTAACCGTATACGCTATCAAAGAGCCGATAGCATAGGACAGCATCATCACGAAATATTCAGAAAACATCGTTACCGTAGTCAAATCAAAAGTATAAACCCCCACGGCATCATCAAGATTAGTAAGAATACTCTTCGTGTCTTGGTCATCGTCCGTCTCAATATCGAAAGGAACAGCGTCGGGTTCGTAGTTCTTGTTGCCATCATAGAAAGCAATCGCCGCTAATCCGCTAGGATTTTCCAGCTTCCGCATGACGATGCAATCGGAAGGATATTGATAGCGGTACGACCATACGCCAGACGGAGGATCATCACCGTGGTCGGCCAGCGTCAGTCGCCTACGGGCGAAACTCCAATCATAGGAAGCGAGGGTCATGCGGCGGGCGAAAGTATACCAGAGATCACACGCATTAGCTTCCGTACTATCCTCAGTCATGCTTTCGATGGCAGACTTTGCGCCTATGTGACTAAGCGCCATGTTCGAAATCTTAACTTCGCTGATGCTAAGCGTGGCCATGACGCTCTCCTAGAAGGAAGGGAGAGCCGAGGGAGTCACGTGACTCCCTCAGACCCTCCACAAGTCCCATTAGCTAGTTGTCGTGGGCCGAGGAGTGACCCAGATCAAGTAGTCGATGTCCAACTTAGTGACGCCGCACGTGGACGTGCAATCGTCAGCCGAAGTTGAGACGATGTATGGGAACATATCAGCGGTAGTAGCAACCGCCAAAGGCTCCGCACCCATCAGTACGCCATCGACGTACCAATAAGCATCGCCCGTAGCATCGATTTCGATCCGCAGCCGCTGGTAAGTAGCCGCAACCGGAGCATTCCCGAGGGTATACTCATCGGCAGCGTTACCAAGCGCGGTAGCGTTAGTCGATACAGCGTGCAACACCGTTGGAGCCACCGCATCCGAAGAGAAACCGAATTGAATGCTGCTAGAAACCGTAGCATTGTCAGTGACAACATTAGTATTGATGTCGAACTCCGGGTCTTCCGAATTGTTAGCCGAAACATCTTCAGTCAAGCCGACGAACCAATCGCCAGCCGTGATGTCTTCAACCGAAGAACGAACTTCGAAGATGGTCAAGCCATCGCTCACGAGGCCAGCGTAATCAGCCGAGCCAAGCGTGCATTCCGAAGTGTCTTCAGCATCGCCATCATCACCGCCCGTAATGGTCAAGATACCTTCCGGGGAAACCTCGCCAATGCCGACAACCGAAGAGCCAGAGCCGTCACCAACAAAGCAGATGTAGTCGCCAGGGTATGAACCCAGAGCCGCAATCGCCAGCACGCTACGTCCGAAGTCATCGAACCATTCCCTATGCGTCTCACGCGAGGGAATAGCCGAAGGGCTATCGCCGTCCGTAACAAGCTGGATTTGGCCAGTGCCGCCGCCGTCAGTAGTCATATGCAGACGGAAGCAAGCAACTTCCGGCGAGGTATAGCGTGTGATCTGCGTCACGCCGCCGACAGCCGCCGCACCATTAGCCGTAGGAAACACATCCGTATACCCAGGCACAGCTTGCCAGGAACCAGACCCAGGAGAACCAACTTCTTTCTCCAAAGCCCAGACCTGATCCATGTCCACGCCATTACCAAAGCCAGAGACTTTGCCGTTGATCGCGGTAGTGCAAGCAGTCGTAGTGACATCATCGACGGTAGCAGCGCCGACTTTGAAAGCAAACTGCCGCGCCTCAACATCAGACGCACCGAAGGCGACACCAAACGCTAAGGCCAAAGCGGTAAGAGTTGTAACGATCTTCATCATTACCTTCCTTTCTTTCTAGTGATGGCAGCTTTCATGGCGGGTTCAGTCTTATAAACCTTGCCGTCAAACTCCCATACGGGGGGATCATCCTCTTCAGGTTCAGGATCGCTTTCGTCAGCCCAGCCAGCGTGGCCGGATTGAACGAGAGCGGCATCGCTTGTATCGGCTTGCGCTCGCATTAAGTCCGCAGCCCTAAGTTCAGCTTCTTCTCTGGCGGCGATTTCGTTATCTTCCGGGTAATCATCCGGTAAAATTTCCGCCGACGATGGAAGCGCATCCCTTAAGCCTTCCGGTACGTCACGCACGATGCCTTTCTCAAACCTCTTCCGTCCGAACCCCGGCGCATGAAAAGTATTCTTAAACTCCACGATCATGTCTTCTATCCTTCAGGAATATCAAGAGGATTACCCTCCCTCACCTATCCTTAGTTGGTGGCGTCAGGGTATGACTGCCAACCATAGTTGTCGAGGGTCAGGAAGGCGTTCACAGCGCCAGCCGTCAAGGCAGCAGTGCCGGTGACAGTCTGGAAACCGAGATACCTTTCGTACCCAACATTATCCTCTCCCAGCACAGTGTCGTTGCTAGGCAGCGGGAATACCATCGTCAGACCAGCCGTAAGCGTGGCCACCGCGATGGCATCCGAGAGGAAGTGAATAGTCTGATTGCCGTTTGTCGCAATCGCCGCCACACCATCACTAGCGACGGAGAACTGCACCGTAGCAGAACCGCCAGAAGTAACAGCAGTCGTAATCTGAACGACGAAATAGACAGGCTGGCCTTGCCCGATATCGCGACCAGTAGCACCAAGATCGATAACGTCACCGATCAAATCGGTATCAGTACCGGAGGTATCCAGCGCAGTCGCGTCGGCAAATTCAAGACGTTCATCTAACCACATGATTTTATCCTTTCCTATTGCCGGTTTATGTCAGAGCCGCTTCGTCGGCAGACAGGCTATCGCAACGCCTTATCGGAATGCCGTTGAAACGCTCAGTCATGCGCTGAGAGCCAGCAATCGTGTCAATAGTGACCGCGCTAGCATTACCCATAGCCGCACTCTGACGGGCAACCCAAGTGGCAATGTCCCGGCTCATGTAGAAAGCGGGACGACCAGCACTCAAGTTGGGAACCAACCGCAACGCCTGGAACATCAGGTCGGGGAGGATGGCACTGCCAGAAATCGTGCCGGAAGTGTACACCCTGCTAAGAGCCGACTTATCGATGTTGGCAATACGGACAACGTAACGCCAATCGCGAACCGAGAGGCCCGCATCCCAGCGATAGTGCGTCCGATACGCTTCCATGCGGCCAGTGTTGCTGCCATCCGAAGCATCTTCAAGAGTAACCTGACCCTTGTCATGCACCTGAATGCCAGCCATCGAACCTTTGGGAATGATACCATGGCAGGTATTCGGACCCCAGACGATCAGCCAGATGCTGGCATTGTCGGAGCCGGAACCGGCGCCATCAATGACGTTATCCGAGTTCTCGTCGGCAGTAAGGTTCGTGAAGCGCGGAGCGAGGCCGGTGAAGGCTTCGGGTTCTGTGTCTTCATTGCCGTAGAAAAGCGTGTCAACGATTTCTTGGTTCATGCCCTCAATGTGAGGACGATTTTCTTGCAGACGGAACGCCGCCGTGTTGCCGTTCAAGTCAGCCAGCGCCTTATCGACTTCGGCGTAGGCTTCCAGCATACCAGTGTTATCGGTCACTTGCACGTTGGTTGACTTGTTAGGCTGCACGCCGCCGTACAGCTTGCGCCACGTGGGGGCGGGGATACCGCTCCTCACCGTGGTACGATGGCCCGTGGGGAGATTGCCTTCAACCCACGACATATCATCCAAAACTTCATTAGTCTCGTTCAGGATTTCAACCACCGCCGCGATAGAGCCGTCTGGATCAGTGGCCTTGGCCAAGTCCAGAAGGGTAGGATTTTGAACGCTAAGTGTAGCCATTGTTCAAACCTTTCTCTCGTTTAGGGGTGATGAAGAGAAATTAAGCTGCTTCCTTGCCCTGGTTGGGGAATAGACGTTCCGCAGTCGATTTCTGACCGGGAGCGTGCGCCTTACCAAAGCTGAAGTTATCCTCTCCGATTGCTTTTCCGACACGGTAAAAGAACCGTATGAACTCAGGGTGGTTTCCCATCCCTGTCTCTTCCAGTGCCTTGGCCAATGAGGGACCGCCAATCTCGCGCATGGCACTGCGGGCGACGACCATACTCTTGTCGTATGCACCCTTGCCATACTCTTCATCGTTCTCAGCAGTCTCTGACCACTTGGCCTGGATATCTGCCCACTGCTTCTCCTGATTTGCGAAAGCTTTGCCCATGTTCTTCATGTACAGATCGACCATCGCTTGAGCTTTTTCCTGGGTTGCGCCGATATCTTTCAGCACGCCATGAAATTCGCCCAGAACTTCCTTGTCAATCTCAGTACCTTCAGGCAGGGTAAAGTCTGCATACTCAGAAGGTGCGCCGTCCTTATCCGTGTCGGCTATGCCGTCCTTGGATGTATCGTCGGTGTCGTCGGCAGTCTTCGCTTCACCACCATCGTCGGTGGCTTTTACATCGTCCTTGTCACCGCCTTCCTCTGCGGTTAATGTCGTGGTCCCCTGCGGCTCTGCCGTATCTTCTTCGGCTTCCCCGCCAGACCCTAAAATCTCTTCTTCAGCCATGGTCAATTCCTCTCTTTGGCTATATCACGTGATACGGCTTCATCCCTCATTTTAGAATAAGCTTTTGGGTCTGCTGCGTCAAGCTCTGCAATCACCCATCCGCCTACTCGCCGCTGTCCTTCTTGGTGGTTCAGTTGGTTGTTGTCTCCACAATATCCGAAGGTCGTCACCTTACATTCGGTTATCAACCGCCAGATAAAAGCCCTGCCCCCTGGCCTGGAAAGTAAATCCTTTAGCTCCTCAAGCTCCTGTTGCCGGTCCAGCTTATGCTTCGCCTTCTTATGTGTAACTTGTTTCTGGTCACCTACGTCCATCTTCCCCTCCTATCTTATTGCGTCCCAAGCCTCAAAGTCCAACCCTTCTCTAACTTTGTAATAACCAATCGCAACGGTAGCGTCAGCCGCGCCTACAGTTATCATGTCAATCCGTAGTCACGTGACTCCCTATTGTCCTTGCGCTGCCCGTTGCGCCCCTACGTTTACCGCTCGCGATACGAGATTATCGCCTTCCAGATCAACCTGACCGGCACTCGCCGCAGCCCTGCCAGCTTGCTCAGCAGCTTCAAGATTAGCCGCCTGGGCTTGCTGTCGGGCCTCATGCTGTCTTTGCTGAACGATCACCTTATCGTCCACCATCAACTCAGGCGGCGTGCCAAGGAGATCAGAATACTTCTGGATGGCCCGATCCCCATCGAACTTCTTGCCGTCTGACATCCCGGCACCCTTGAGGCCCGCGATAAACTCCGTCAACCTATCGATGCCTCTAGTATCCACTGACCGCTGCGCCTGGGCCAAGGAGGAGATATATTCGACCTTCAACGGAGAACCCTGTATCTCAGGCGGCGCTTCCGGCACCAACTCAGCCTTCACCATCTGGTTGAAAGTGCGGGCAATCAACGGATCAAGGAACTCACCCTGCATCCGCTCAAGCACCGGACCAAGCTGAAGCAGCCGTTCCGCATTCCGCTCCGAAAGTTCAAGCTGATTGCGGGGCTGGATGCCCTCCATGTTGGAGATGGCCAGGAAGAGATCAACGAAGAAAGCCTCATCGATCCTTCGCTCGACGCGATCCATATCATTCGTCAAATGATCCAGAGGAAGATTGACCTGATACAAGCTTTCGATCTTCTGCCCGCTGCCGCCATCGTATACGTTCAGCCCACCAGGAAGACCCGTGATGGGAGTGTTACGCACGGAGGGAGGAGCAGATAGCGGAGGATTGACTTGCTTATCGATAGCTTGGGCTTTCCGCTTCTCCATGATCTGAAGCTGCTTCACATCCCCCAGCGTGGTCATGCCGGGGCAATCGGTGCCGTAGACATCCTCGCCCGTAACACCCCAGCGAGGAGCATAAACGGGGAAGTCATCGAAACCCTTCTTCGACAGGATCATGTCCTTGTTTTCATGTCCAGGTTCATACTTTACCGAAACAAACGGCTTAAATTTGGATAAAGGATTATGCGGCCTGAAGTCGGTATTAGGTTCAATGAAATGGACAACCGAGAACATCGCGCCTAGCTGATTGGTACTGAGAGCATTGCGGACGGCAACGCTGAGCTTGCTCAAATCTTTACCGTCCGTAAACTCCAAGGCCATCTGCTCAGCCGACATCATATACTCGCGGGCGAGCGTGTTGACCTGAAACTTATCGTCTTGGGAAATGTAATAGCTGCCCGCCGTATGAGTGTAGAAGCGGGCCAAGTTCTCCTCGTC